CTGCTGATACTGACGGAGCAGCAGATACTATGAAGTATGCATTCGGTGTACAGAAAGTAGGACAGTTAAATAGCCGTTATAAGGTTTATAAAAACCCATATATGCTAGAGAACTTAATCTTAATGGGCTTCCGTGGTAACCAATTCTTAGAATCAGGTGCTGTTTACGCTCCATACATTCCGTTAATCATGACTCCTCTTGTATACGATCCAAATACCTTCACTCCAAGAAAAGGTATCATGACTCGTTATGCTAAGAAAATGATCCGTCCTGAATTCTACGGAAAAGTATACGTAGCTGACTTAAACATAGTTTAATTATAGCTAATATATAATAAAGAAAGGTCGGCAATAGCCGGCCTTTTTTTGTTTACCATATTTATAGTAAATAATGTTACATATATGAGTTCTAAACCACACACTGATGACGTTTATATTACTAAACGTAAACCTAAAAATCCAATTAAATTTCATATTACGTTAAATGAGGAGCAAAAATGTGCTAAATCTAAAATTCTAGAAAATACAATTACGGTATTAACAGGAGGGGCAGGATCTGGCAAGACATTACTAGCGTGTCAGATTGCATTAGACCTACTTTTCTCAAGGGAGATTGAAAAGATTGTCATTGCACGACCGGTTATTACATCGGGTGAAGAACTAGGGTTTCTCCCTGGGGATATTAGGGAAAAAATGGATCCTTTTGTAGCACCAATATATGAAAATATGTATAGATTATATTCTAAGGATAAAATCGATAAATGTATTGAGGAAGGTCAGATTGAAATCATTCCTTTTGCTTTTATGCGTGGTAGAAATATATCTAATGCATTTGTTATTATTGATGAAGCACAAAACGTTACCGATAAACAAATGGAATTAGTCATTACACGTTTGTGTACTGGATCAAAAATGATTATAGTAGGTGATGTACAGCAGACTGATTTAAAAGATAGAAAAATGTCCGGGTTATATTTTCTTAATAAAGCAATAGCTGGTCAAGTACAAGGAGTAGGGTCTATTCATTTAAAGACTAACCATAGACATGAGATTGTTGAACCTATACTTGCTATATACAAAGAACAACTTTAGAAACGATTTCTTGCCATATTTATATTAGATAAATACTAATAAATAATGGCTAATAAACCTATTTACGACGGTTCTCCAGGCCCTATATCTGGTTCTACCCCATTTGGATTTTACGATAATGATGTATCATTCCAAGCTGATGGTCCTAAAGTAGCTAATTTCTGTGCAAGAAGATTAGGATATCCAATAATGGATGTAGAATTAGATGATGAAAACTTCTATACTTGCTTTGAAAATGCAGTTACTACATATGGTAATGAGATATATCTATTTAAGATAAGAGATAATTATATTACATTAGAAGGTTCATCAACTGGATCACAATTAAATAATTCTGTTATAAATCCAACACTAGCTAATATAATTGCTATTGCAGAAAACTATGCTGGAGAGGCTGGTGCAGGAGGATACGTAACTTGGTATACAGGGTCATTACCTTTAGTAGCAGGGCAGCAATCTTATGATTTAAATGCATGGGCAGCAGCATCTGCATCATTAGCACCTGGTGATAAAATAGAAATTAGAAGAATATTCTATGAAATAACACCAGCTATAGTTAGATATTTTGATCCATACCTAGGTTCTGGATTTAATTATCAAGGATTGCTAGAGACATTTGGATGGGGATCATACTCTCCTGCAGTTTCATACATGATGTTCCCACTATATTGGGATATTGAAAGAATTCAAGCAATTGAAATGTCTGATTACGTAAGAAGATCTCATTATTCTTTTGAATTAGTTAATAATCAATTAAAAACATTCCCTATTCCTAACTCAAATGACAGGCATTTAAGATTCGAATACACTAAAAAATCAGAATCTATTAACCCAGCTAATGGAGCATACTCAGGATCTACTGATAGAGTAACTGATTCAAGTAAAGTACCATATCAAAATCCTACATATTCCTATATTAATGCACCAGGAAGATATTGGATATTTGAATATACAGCAGCCTTGTCTAAAGAAACATTAGCATACATAAGAGGTAAGTATACTACAGTACCAATACCTGGAGCAGAAGCTACGATGAATCAAGCAGATTTATTAGCTGATGCTAGATCAGAAAAGACTACGTTAATAGAGAAATTAAGAGGAGATCTAGAAGAAACAACTAGACAAAAACAATTAGAAAGAAAACAAGCAGAGAATACAGCATTAAGTTCAACAATGGGAGAGATTCCAATGTTTGTTTATATAGGATAACATACAATGGCAATATTTGGAGGTTCAAGAGATATAGATACATTTAAAATAATGTCTAAAGAGTTGTTAAATGATATAATAACACAACAAATTGGATATTATAAGGTAGTTCTAAACGATACCCCTGCTAATATATACGGAGAATCACTTACTAAAAACTTTATAGGACCTGTTTTAATTAATTGCTTAATTGAAAGAGGGGATTTTGAAACACTATCTCAGGATCAAGGTACTGATAGAGAAAGAGCAGTAACTTTTAGATTTTTAAGAGATATGATGATAGATGCTAATTTAGTTCCTGAAATAGGTGATGTAATAATGTATAATGAACTATATTATCAAGTAGATAATGTTAATTCTAATCAATTAATAGTAGGTAAAGATAATAGTTATGCATATTCACAAGGATTACAAAACTTCGGTAATAGCTATTCATACATATTAACCACTCATTACATGAGAGGAGATAAATTAGGAATAACTCAAATTATATAATAATGGCTAAAAGAAGCATACCAAGACCGGAAAATAAGGTAGAGTTTATGAATAAACTCGTAATGCCATACGATGAAACCGTAGGTAATCCTAATAGTGTGTTTTCAGAACCATATAAACCAGGTCAACCTCAGTTTAACCGAGCAAACGAGATATCTCAAGATAAAGATACTGCAAGAAACGTATCAGTAGGTATAAAAGATATAGATGAAGCAATACAATTTTATTTTGACAATACATTAAAGCTATCTGTAATACAAAATAATACAAGATTAAAAGTTCCAGTAATATATGGATCACCAGAAAGATGGAAATCAGTACAGGCTGATGGTTTTTATAGAGATTCTCAAGGTAAAATTCAATGCCCTTTAATAATATACAGGAGAGATAGTATAGAATCTAATAGAGATTTAGGGAATAAACTAGATGGTAATAAGGTTAATAACTTAATACTGGTTAAAAAGCAATTTAGTAGAAGAAATGTATATGATAATTTTAATGTATTAACTAATAGAGCACCTGAAATTGAATATATAGCTGCTTTTCCACCAGATTATGTTACTATTACATACAGCTGCATAGTTTTTACTAATTTTGTAGAACAAATGGATAAATTAATAGAAGCTATTAATTTTGCATCTAATAGTTATTGGGGAGACCCTAGTAAATTTCAATTTAGGACTAGAATAGATTCATTTTCTAATCAAATAATATTAGAGCAAGGTTCAGACAGAACCATTAAGTCAACATTTGATATGGTTCTAAACGGATATATCATTCCTGACTCAGTAAATAGAGAACTAGCAAGTATAAATCGTGCATTTAATAATACACAAATATTATTTGGATTAGAAGTAGCTGATTCTAGTGAACAATTCACTGCTAATATTAGAAAACCTAAAACTAAAAAGATATCTTCTGTACAAGCAGCAGATTCTACTAATGTTAACATTCAAATAACAGAAGGATTGACAGAAGATGTAATACAATACCTTAATAAGAATATTCAAGTAGTAGGAACTGTTATTAACAATAATACAGTTACATTTAATAAAGGATGGATTATAGCTCCATCAGGAGTACCTGCAACATCTGCTGATAATTTTATGTTTTTTGCTAACGGAGTATTAATAGAAAAAATAGCAATTACATCATTTGTAAATAACGGCACTACAAGTACGTTAGTAGTTAATACATCTGAATTATCATATACATTAGAAGTTACAGATGAAATTATAGGTATTGGTAAATTTGAATAAAAATGGCACTTATAAAACTTAAACAATTACGTAGTAACTTGAGCTATAATACAGCAACTAATATTTTGAATGTATCTGGCTCATTACAAGTAACTCAAACAGACCCTAACTACCCAGCACTAGTATCTTCAGGATCATTCTATGTAGAAGATTCACCAAATGTTGCATCTGGTTCATATAATGGTGAACCGATCGACGGGGGAACATTTTAATTTGATATTTATAAATAAGGCTTATATAAGCTATATTATAAGTAAATACTTTAAATTAAATCCATACATATGGCTGTTAAAATAGAATTAAAACGTAGTGCAATTCCTGGTAAAGTACCAACCACTGGTTCATTAGATTTAGGAGAATTAGCAGTAAATACATATGATGGTAAGTTATATCTTAAAAAAGATGTATCTGGATCTCAAACTATAATTGAAATTGCTAGTACATCTGGTAGTATTTT